TGAGTGCATACGCATCGTTGCAATCAAATCCATTTACTGCCAGCATATAGACGAGATTTACTAGATTGTGATTGTAATAGCTGAAGTTGATGCCACGATTGACCAGTCTATTGTATTCGGTGTGGACTGTTTGTTTTAAGGCAATGATCAACATACCATCCTGATTCATCATTCCATTCCAGTGTCGTAATGTGGCCAAGGGATTTAGCACATACTGAAAACTGTCATGACACCATACAAGATCAAGTTTTCTTGGTAACAGATACGTTTCCATGTCAGCTTCCACCAACTGTACATTGGGCAAAGCGGCTGTGTCTGCATTGAATGATCTTATGTCTCTGTCCACACCATAGCAAACATAATTGCGTGGCTCAGGCGGATCATCTCTGGTTTCCAGAGTAGCAAACCAATCTAGATCTAAACCTTCTCCACAGCCCATGTCAGCTACAACTTCTAAACTGTCCAAGAAGCTGTCGTACCCGTAAATGGTCTCAAGGATATGTAAACTGTGCTTGTGACTTTCTTCAGAGTTTCTAAACTGTGCCATTTCGTAATACCTCAATGATAACTTGTTCTTTTAGTTGTTGTAGTCTTGGTGCCAATTGATAACAGGCTTCAGCTATCTCTGCATCTGTACCCCAACTACGCTGTGTGGCAAGATGACTTGCCCATTTACCTACAGAATCTTTTAGTAACTGAATGTCCACAGCATTGTGCTTAGGACGGGCCCGACAGCACATGTTGTATTCGGTTAACAATTGATCTGCGTACTCTTTGAAATCCATTATGCGATTACAATATCTTCCATACCTGCTGTACGTAGCCGTACAACATGACCCAGCATAAAGTTCTTGCTTTCTAGGCCTTTCATTACACCGAGCCATTTGTTTCTAAGAAGAGCCACTTCATTAATGATAGTTTCAAAGTCGACAACTTCATCTTCTCCGTCAACGTACTTTTCAGCGTCACGACTCGTAAGTGCTCTTGCATAAGCCTCCAAGTACTTTTGAAAGTGCTTTCGTCTAATTTTTCGTAATTGAATATTAAGAAAATTGAGGATAGCTTCGATTTCCTGGAGTTGATTAAACCTATGCTCAGTGACTCCAGGTAGATTAGATAAGGACTTTTCAACATTGCCTCTAATTGCTATTTCCGTTTTTGCCGCGGCGAGCTCGCCTTCATAATAATTTATGCAGGCGGGAATCTCTCCTAGATTGGCTGCTACCCGATTATACCACATCAGTCTTCGTAGTCAAGTTCATCTTCGTCGTCGTCAACGTATTCATCAAGACTACGTTTTGTGTACCCGTCTGTACCGCCAAACTCCTTTAACTCTTTCTCACTGAGTGCATCAGCAAGAAGGCTCATCAAAGTGTCGCTGGCTGCTTGACGTTCTTTTACAGGCACATACTCTTTAAGGATAGTGTAAGTTTCAATTAAAACTTCTACGTCGATACTCATTCTTGAGGTTCCTCTTCAACAGGTTGAACAGCAACGGCATCTTTGTGTGGATGTGCTACGAAGTCTGCCATGACCTTGTCAAGGCTATTGTCTTCGTTACGTTCCCAGGCTTTGCGGAACTGCTTGATAACTGTGCCGTCTGCTAGCGTGTATTTAAGACTGTTACCTTCCTTGCTTAATAAACCTTTGCCTTCAAACATGTCCACAAGTCCTGAATATGGATTCATACCAGTTTCATAAGGAATTTTAACTTGTACACTTTCAAATGGCTTGGCATAACGTGTTTTCATGATCTTGCATGCCGCTCTAATGCCTTTTACTTCCGAAATCTTGTTACCATCTTCATCCTCTTTGAGTTTGAGTTTCTTCATGGCAACAACGATACTGCTGGCATAGATAAAGCCTTGTCCACCCGAGATCTTGTCATCAGGATCAAACATGTCCTGACTTGCGTAGGTGTGGTTAGTGGCAACAAGTCCAATGTTTAAACTACCAAACATGTTAACACAGTTACGAACAAGTGCTGTCAATGCCTTGGGCTTACGACCCATGTCACCTTTCAAATCACCTGCTTCAAACTGGTTAACGTCTGTTGGTGTTAGTAACATACCCAAACTGTCCAATACGATTAACACTTTGGGACGATCCGTTTCTGGTAATATTTTATACTCTTTGACAAACTCTGTAATCATCTTGGCCACATCATCAATCATGGCCATATTGAGTTTGAGAAGTTTATCATCGCTTGTGTCAACTCCGAGTGCGTGTAACCACGCTTCGTCAAGTGCGTTCTCAGTATCAATGAGGATAACATAAATGCCTTGCTCTTGAGCATTCTTAACGAGATTGCCCGAGCAGATAAAGGATTTACCCGCACCAGATTCGCCAGCAAATACAGTAACTTTACCCATCGGAATGCCTTTGTTAAAGTCGCCGCTAATAAGGTAGTTGAGTGCGTAGTTGTTTGTTGAGATCCAGTCCGTTGGATCGTTGAAGCCGATACTAATACCGTCAATGCTTTTTGTGATACTTTTGCGAAATTTTGATACGTCAAATGGCTTACCCATTATAGATTCCTCTCGTAATTAATAAATTATTTTTTTAGAATAACCCGGGTATTACCCCGGGTTGTGCTGTTTACTTAGAACGATTACGAATCATGGCCAAGATGTCTTCGGCCTTTTGACTTGAAGGTTTAGCAGCAACTGGTGCAGTTGCAACAGGTGCATCATCTTCTTCATCATCATGTGCTGCAGGAGCAGGCGCAGGTGCTGCCTTAACTGCTGGAGCTGCTGCAGGTGCTGCGTCTGCATCACCGGATGCGGCTGTAAAGCCTGCTGGCTTGAAGTATTGACCCCACTTGTCTGCGTCATATGCTTGACCATCTACACTTGCTTCAAACATTTCTTTCATGACCTTTAGCTCTACTTCGCCTGGCATCTTGGGCAAGAAGTCTGCCAAGTTAAACAAACCATGAGCATCAACGGCTGCTTGTTCTTCGCTTGTTAGTGCAGTTTCTTTACGTGCCCAAGTGCTTGTGCTGTAGTCAGCATAGCCACCTTTGCTGGTTTTCTTAACACTGAAGTCCAAGCCTGACACATAGTCAGTTGGGATATTTTCCATGTCTGGATCCATCAGTGCATTTTTAATTAGATTAAAAATTTGTGGACTGATGATGAATCTACGAATTGGATTGTCTGGTGTCTTGTCGTCACTCAACGGATTGTCACGTACAAAACCTTGGAATATATAAGATTTCTTTTTCCAGTACTTACGACCCATTTCTTCTAGTGATGGATCTTTGAACCATGTACGCACTTCTGCCAAGATTGGACAGTTATTGCCTGGGCCATACATCTCTATGCATGGTACTTGTACTATTACTGGTTTGCTATCTGACTGACCTTTGATACCAGCGAATGGTAACTTGATCATTTCTCTGGCTACCCAGAAAAAGTCATTTTTTGCGTTTGCGTCTGGTAAGAAACGGACTCGAGCTGTTGAACCTTCTGCGATGTTCCAGTGTGCGTAAATGGTATTGTCACCACCACCTGAACCGCCGCCTTGCCCTTTGCCTTGTTGTGCTTGTAGTTTTGCGCGAATTTCTGCTAATGAAGTTGCCATGATGTTTTTCCTTTATAAATTAAGATGGTCTTTAAATGTGCCTGGATATATAACTGCACCTCGCAATTATATAACAAATGTATTTAGTGTGTCAAGCAAAAATAATTATTTTTTGCTCAAACCCGCTAACACACGAATCAATGCCAAACTGTCGTCTTCCATCATGGGGGCTGCGCCCGCTGGTGCTGCGGTAGTTTGGTTTGGTACTTGTGGTTGTTCTGGTGCAGGTGTAGGTTCGCCTGCTGGTGCAGCTGGTGCTTCTGGTGGTGTCATATTGGTTTCATATTTGGCTGCTAGTTCTGGACTGTGCTGCTTTAACCATTTCATCACTACCGGGCGAGCATCTGTTTCTGGATCGTCAGTAGCACTGTACAAATCTTTTAAGTCATCATTGAGTTGGTCATCACCAATAATTGGTTCTAGTGATGCAATAGCATCCATGGCGTCAATACCAATTTCAAATGGTGATGCCATGATTTTGTCAAGGTCTTCATGTTCTTCGTTGGTGTCTGGATGTGCCCAAGTATCTTCATCAATACTTTCGGCCCAGCTCTCAAACTCGTTGGCCATTTCTGTTTCCATGGCTTGTTTGTGACGCTTGTGAGCACGGTACACATAAGGCAGTGCTTCGTCAAAACGATCATCATACACCTTTTTAACAAAACGTTCACGTAGGCCATCTACATCTACATCTTCTTCAATTGCATTTTCTGGTACATAAGATTCCGAATAGTCACGATAGTCTTTGCTCTTACGCAGACGCTTTAACAAATTCTTTTGTTGTCCGTAGTGTTTTAATGCACTCTGAACCATGTCTTGTGTTTCGCGATCTTCAAACTGTCTACGGCCTGCACCATTAACAAAATGTCGCATCGCAGCCATTTCACTCATGATGCTGTTAATGTGTTCGCCAAGTTCGTCATGCATTTGACCACCGCTGGCCAAGTGTTGTGCCATGGCACGAGCACCGTGTAGGTTCTTGTGTGGCATTAGGAAACGTTCGCCACGATGTGTTTCTAAATAGATATCTTCAATCTTGCGAGCGCGGCTGCCACGTTTGTCTGGATCAATAAAATCCATGTGTTTGACACGTATACGCACAGGGCCGCGGTCTTCGTAGCTGTTAATACGTGAACCGTACATGCTGCCTTCGCTGATAACAGATTCGGTCATTGTTAGTTCATCTTTGTCGTAGGTGCTGTCTGATTTGCTTTGTTGCTTGATTGATTTCAATGTCAATTGATCACGAGTGATATCTCTAGCATCAAAGGTCAGATCGGAAGA